CGACTGGAACGCCCTAGGCTGGCCGCCCGCCGAACTGTGCGCGGTGATCGAGTCGATCGAGGGCCTGGACGACATCTGTTTCCCCGGCGGGTTCTGCCTGTCCCACGTGTGGGGGGCGGTGAATCAGATCCCGCACCTCGCCGACCTGCCCATGGATTTCTTCGGGCAGATCGGGCCGGCGCTCGCCCCGCTGAAGCCCTTGTTCGACGTCCTGGACACGGCGCTCGCGATCTTCCGATGCGTCAAGGCGGTGCCGGACGCGATCACGAACCTGGACCCGTCCGAGCTGTTCCAGTGCATTCCCGATCTCGCCAAGCTGATCGACAAGCTGCTCTCGATGATCCCGCAGTTGTCGATCCCAAAGCTGATCCGCGCGGTGATCCGAAACCTCGCCAAGCTGCTGCGCGCGATCGCCGCGGACCTGCGCTACCTGCAAAGCCAGCTCCAGCGGATCGCCGACATGATCGACCGCGCCGCGCAACTCAACGACGTGAAGCTCACCGGGTTCCTGTCCTGCGCGCAGAACACGATCGAGCAGCAGACCATGAGCACCGCCGAGGCACTGAAGGGGATCGGCCGGATCGTTCTGCTGATCAATATTTTCATCGCCATGATCGGCGGGGAGGAGCTGCCGTGTTTCGGGTCCCTCATGTCGGACAACCTGGCCGACGGATTCGACGCCGTGATCGAACTGCTCACCGCGCTGGCCACGGTCCTGGACGAGATCGCCGAGGCGATACCCGACCCGGACTACGTGCTGACCCTAGCCCTCGGTGATCAGAGGTGTTAGGATAGGCCATGGCGAACGTGGATCCATACGGGCGCGGCATTCTCGTCCCGTTCCAACGCGACGGGAAGGGCGATTTCGTCAACGGCGACGGCCTGCCGCTACTGCGATCGGACGTCGGCGAGCTGCTGGGGATCATCGGGCCGAGCCGGGCCGAGCCGGGCGAGGTCCCGTGGCGCACCGACCTGGGCAGCCGCGTGCTGCTCCTGAAGCATCGCGGGATCCACACCGAGATGACACGCGCCACCGCGGACATGGAGGTCGCCGGCCCGATCCGCAAGTGGGAGCCGCGCGTGGTGGTGGGCCCCACGAGGGTGACACCCGGAACGCTGGCCGACACGGCGCTCTCGGTGCACGCGACGTACCGCCCCGCGAGGACACCAGGAGCGCCGGCCGATTCGGTGACCCTGAAGGTAAAGGAGTGACGACAATGCAGGTTCTGTGCTATCGTCATAGTCATGGTCATGGGACAGCCGCGCCGCGTGTTCGTTCGGGAGGACTACTTCGATACCCTCGGGCCGGATCAACTGTACTGGCTGGGGTTCATCTCGGCGGACGGTTCGGTCGGTCTGAAGCCTCGCTGGGCGCTCACCGTGAATCTGGCGCTGCGCGACGTCGGACATCTGGAGGCACTGCGGGATGCGATCGGCGGAACACTGATCGTCAAGCCGACCTTCGCCCGATTCTTGGCGTGTTCGAAACGTCTGGTCTTGCGGCTTTCGGATCTCGGTGTCGTCCCGAGGAAAAGCTACGAGCCCGAACTGCCGCCGTCCGAGTGTTCGACACCGGCGTTCCTGCGCGGCATGTTCGACGGCGACGGCTGCCTGCACGTTTCGAAACGCGGATACCTTCAGGCCGCATTTTGCGGCAACCCTCTGATCGTGGAGTGGTTCATCCGGGCGTGTGGTGTGCCACACAACGGGACCAGCGAACGAGGGAGAACCATGTACGTCAACTGGACCTCGCAACCCCGCGCGGTTCAGCTGGCGCGGCTCCTGTATGTGATAGACGGGGCGCCTCGTCTTCTGCGAAAATCTCGAATCGCAGATCTCTACACGGAGGTGCCCTGTGAGCCTGCTACCGCCCTCGATCGATTATTCGGATAAAGATTTCGACGGGCTGCGCGCCCGCGCGTTCGATCTGGTGTCCTCGGTGTTCCCCGACTGGACCGACGACGCCGTGGCGAATTTCGGCAACCTGCTGGTCGAGCTGCACTGTTTCACCGGTGACGTGCTGAATTTCTACCAGGATCAGCAGGCGCTGGAGACTCGGATCGCCTGGGTGCAGTTGCGCAAGAACATGATCGCGCTGGCCAAGCTGCTGAACTACACGCTGTCCCCCGCGACGCCCGCCCGCGCGGACGTTCGGATCCGCCTGCTGAACCCCGACGCCCTGTCCGGGATTGTCGCGCCGTCCGGCGTGTCCACCGTCGTTCTGCGCACCTCGGCGCTGACATCCCCCGTGAAGGGCGAGATCGAGCTGCCGATCGGTTCGATCTTTTTCGACCGCACCCTGGGCGAGACCGAAAAGGTGTTCCCCTGGATCCACGCCCTCACCGCCGCGGTGTACGCCGTCGCCGCCTCGGGACGCGCCGACCAGGAGGTGGTCCTGCCGCTGGGTCCGTTCCTGGACGACGGCAGCGAGCAGGTGTGGACGACCGGGCAGGGGGCCTTCACTCGGGTGACCTCGTTCTGGGGACTCGGGCCTGCGGATCTGGTCTACCGCGTGGCCGTGGACCAGAACGACAAGGGGTCGATCATCTTCGGCGACGGGCGCAACGGCGCGCGGCCGGTCGGCACGATCAACACGCGATACCGAACCGGCGGCGGGATTCTGGGGGACGTGGAGGCCGGCGGCATAAACCGGTCCGAGCCCAAGTGGGTGGACCCGTTCGGACACCAGGCGCAGCTGGAGATCACCAACGTGCTGCGCGCCGCGGGAGGATACCCGCGCGAGGAGGTGGCCGCGGCTCGCGTGAACGCCCCCTCCTCCACGCGCGTGCTCACCCGCACGGTGTGCCGCGAGGATTACGAGATCAACGCCATGCGGGTTCCCGGCGTCGGTCGGGCCCTCATGCTGACCAGCGACGATCAACCGGGGATCCCCGAGAACCATGGCCGGCTCTACGTTCTGCCGGTCACCGGTGGCACCGCACCCAGCACCATGCTGGCAGCCGTCGACACGATGGTGACCACGACCTACCCCAGGACGATCACGTTCCAGCTGGAGGTCCTGGCCGCGGTGTTCTTGGACGTGAACGTGTCGGCCAAGGTCTACCTGCGGCCCAACACCGTGCCCAGCGTGGTGGCCGCGGCGATCCGTGCGAACCTGGAGGACTACTTCAGCCCGATGCTGGCGAACGGCCTGAAAAATACAAACGTGGATTTCGGGTTCTACTACCGGGACGCCGAGGACGTGCCGGCGGGCGAGATCCCGTGGTCCGACGTGTTCGACGTGGTGAAGGACACCATGGGCGTGCGCAAGGTGGAGGGCGGCACGTTCCTGCTGAACGGCGCCCGCGACGACGTGGGGCTCGCGCTCCACTTGTTCCCGAGGCGGGGCACTGTTTCCCTGATCGATGGCGACACCGGCAGCGCCATTTGAGGAGGACGAGTGGCTGCACGGCCGTACATTCTGTGGAACCCCGCGGCGAACGCCGATCTGCACGTGCTGCCCGGCGCCGGCCCGCTCGTGGTCTCCAGCACCGAGGCTGACCGCACGACATGGGCCGCTCTCGTGGCACCCTGGATCGTTCCCTTTGCGTTCTCCGATTTCGTGGTGGGGTACGAGAACGACGTGCGCGCCCCCGCCGGCGGCGGTGGCCTGCGCGTGCGCGGCTACCAGTACATGCCGCAGGGGCTGGCGTTCCTGGGAACCGACCCGGCGAACCGCGAGCCGCGGCCGTTCGACATGTGCGATCTGGTGGGTGGCAGTTCGTGGCCGTGGATCTCCCTGGGGTATCGCCTGGGGATCCGCGGCTGGGTTGGAACGAGGTACGCCGGGCTGCTCAATACCGTGATCTCGGCGAGCTGGGCAGATGCGCAGGCGCGTGGGGCTGGTGACCTGCGCGGCGCATGGTCTGGCCTCGCCCTGACCTCGTTCCAGGTCGGTTCCGATATGGCGGCCCGCCACCTCGTGAGCATGTGCCACGGCAAGCGCCGAGGGGACGCCGACTGGGAATATCGCGCGGGCTACCTGGACACGCCGGAAGCGCCGATCGCCACCGCCGAGGTGGTGACCCCATGGCCGGAAAGCAACGGCCGCGTGCGGATCGTTTCCTCGGGAGCGCCCGGCGCCTGGGATCTTACACTCCAGCATTGGGATCCTTCGATCGGTCCCTCGGGCGATTGGGTCACCGACCTGATCCAGCCTGCCGATCTGTGGGCGCATGACCCCGGGACCGAGGACCAGGTGGCACTCATGGCCGCGCTGGTTCCGGGTGCCACCCAGTGGCAGCCGGCGGCCCCGCTGTCCTGGCCGTCCCAGGAGCTGTGGTTCCCGGTTCTGGAGCTGGAGCAGCTGGAGCCCTGGGTGATCGACGTGGCCGACTGGAGCGTGCGCGAGTGGTACGAGTCCTGGGCGTGGCTCGCTTCCGTGACCATTCCACCGACGGCTCAGGATATGCGCATGCCGCACAGCGATCTCGCCCACGTGCCGCTGGGAAGTGCCGGCGCGCCGCTAACCCTGCGCGCGTTCGACGCGGATCTCGGCTGGCACATGGAACTGGGGCCAGCTAGCGCCCTGGGGACCTTCCCTTCCATGGACATGCGCGGGATCGCGCAAAGTGTTTTCGGTGGGTACGTCATGCCCGCGGTGGTGTGCGATAGCGCCTACCTGGGCGCAGATGCCCCCATGGCCGTGCTGTGGCGCGTTCGATTCAACGACCTGGAGGACATGGCGATCAACGAACGCCGGGCCCTGTGGGGCGCTGGGCCCTTGCAAACGGCAATCCCGACGATCGTCAACAACGCGATCGGCGTGTTCGTGCAGCGGATCACCTCTACCACATGGGACGTGATCGCCCGCTGCTATAACCAGGGGACCGGGTGGGCCGACGCCACCGCCACGCTGACCGCGGCCGAGATCGCCGACAAGGGCGACAGCCCATTCCTGATCGCGTGGGCGTGGACAGGCGCGAGGGGCAGCCGCTCCGGCGGACACCCCAGCCGCTCGCTGCGCCTCGTGATCGACGGCACCACACGGGACGAACTGTCCGGCCTGAATTTTTACCTGAACCGTGGGCAGATCTTCCGGGTCGGATGGCTACACGCGACCATGCAGTGCGCCGCGTGCGACCTCGGGGCCGGCGCGGTGTTCGCCGAGGCGATCACGGACGAGGAGATCGCCGGGGCGTTCACCGAGGTGACCGGTCCGTTCCAGAACAACAGCTTCGAAACGGCGAGCGCCGACGGCCGCCCGGGAGAGGCCGAGGGCTGGAACTGGACGAGCCACCAGGAGCAGGGCGGCTGGGCCGAGTTCAATACCAGCGATCCAGATCTCCAGGCGTGGCAGCGGGCCCGCGAAGATTTCGCCGCCGGCTGGGACAACAACGAGGACTGGGTGGACGCCTGGGTTCTGGGCATGATCGCCGCCGCGCTGTTCAATGAGGGCGCGCCGGCGTTTGAAACCACGACCGAGCTTTTCGAGTTGTGGGGCTGGCCCGACTCCGGGACCGCAAGCTACATCGGGCCGCCGTGGCGGGACGCCTGGACGCTGATCGCCCCGCCGGACGAGCTGCCCACCGCCACCGGGTGGACCGGCTGGCACGATGACTTCTTCGGCGGGCACGCCATGCCCCTGCGGTCCGAGCAGTTTCGGGAGTCGTGGGACACCGACCCGCTGTCCACGGCGTCCGGCCCGTGGTGGTATCCGGGCACGGGCGTGGGCGGGCGCCTGCGCGGGAGCGCCCTGTCCTGGCCCGTGACGATCCCACCGCAGTGCGCGTGGCTGTGGCTGTTTAACGACTCCCGCGAGATCTACCGCGTGCCGCTCACTGTTGGGACCTACGCCGACGCCACGAGCCTGGCCGCCATGGTGAACGCTGCGATCGCGTCCGAGGTCCCGGCCGGCTACGGGCTGGCCGTGGCAGCATGGGACGACGGCGAATCCTCGGGACTGCTGTTCGGCTGGGATCTGTCCACGGTCTCGACTTGCATGTGGATGCTGGGTGCCAAGGCGTCCGATCCTTGGGGCGAGGCGCGATCGTGCCTGGGGCTTTCAAGCCTGGGACCATGGGGCACCAAGTCCGAGATCGAGTTCCCGTGCTCCATGGCCACCCTGCTGCCCTACGGTGTGCCGACATCTGAGCGCATGCTGCTGGACAGCTGGAGCCTGATCGATTGGTGCTATGTCCTGGACGCCGTGATCGGCGCCATGGTCCTGGAGTATGAACAGGACGGCGCGGTGTTCGATTCGTTGTGGGATCCACCGGGCACGTACCTGGAGCGGTTCGATCTGGAGGGGTGGTTCGGCCTCGGGGCCACATGGGTGACAGCGTTCGATCCGGGCGATCTGTGGCCGGCGCTTTTTTCTGGGTGCCCTGACCCGTGGCAGGAGATTTTCGATCCGACCGCATGGCCGGATGAGCCGTTCCCGACCTAGCGGGGGCGAGGAGGACGAGATGGGACAAGCGGACTGGGGAGAACTGACCGGCAGCCTTTCGGCGGCAAGCATCGCCCGGGGCGTGACCGCGGGGATCACCCCGCCCGCCGGGGCGTCCTGGGTGTATGGCTGCAACACGATCTCCAGCTCAGTGGGCGCGTTTGGCAAGTACGTGGACCTCACCGGGTTCGTGCCCACCGGTTCCGGCCTGTCCGTGCCGGACGGCGGCGGCAGCGTGCGCGGCGCGGTCAAGCGGGTGGCGAGCCCGGGAGCGACCGGCATGTCCCCCTTCCTGTTCTTCTGCTGTCAAGGCGGCCCGCCGAGCGTGAACGACGAAGCCTACATGCTGGGACCGAGCAACGCCGACCCCTACGAGCTGGTCCTGGCCAAGGGCCCGATCATCGCCGGGATCGTCCCCGAGCAGCCGGACACGATCATCCTGGCCAGATCGGCGGTGCAGTATTCGATGGGCGACGGCCTGTGGCACCACCTGCGGCTCGATCCGATCGTGGAGCCGAACGGCGACGTGCTGCTCCAGTGCTACGCCAACGATCTGGATCTGCAACCGATCGGAACGCCGCCCGACTGGCAACCGATCTCCGGGTTCCCGGTCGGCGGCTATGTGGACGACGTGCTGCGGATCGCCACGGGCAGCGCCCCGCTGTGGGGAGGCTGGGCCGGATTCGCGTTCGCCGCGCACGGGAGCATCAACCGCCGCGGGGCGTTCGCCGCCCTGGAGGCGTACCGGGCCACCTGATAGGAGGGCGCGTGGGCGCGACTTGGTTCGATAGGCTGCGCGGTGAAAGCCAGGGACGGATCGTTCCGACGGGGCGACCTGCCGCCCACGGCGATCGTGCGTTCGTCCTCGGAGCCGACGCCGCCGTGATCGAGCCCGCGCTCGTGGGCGTCGGCGACTGGACCGAGGTTCGGCAGGTGGTGGATCTCACCGAGTACGACCTCCTGACCGCGACACTGGACACGATCGGCCGCGTGCTAAACCCATGGATTGATCGTTCCGTGTGGCGCACTGGTGCCGAGGACGAGCTGGCGCGCTGGGCGCTCGATCAAGCGCCGGAAGCCGTGCTCAATCTCGTGGACGGCGGCCCCCCGCTCGTGGGCGTGCTCGCCGCCGGAGATCTGGAACTGGGCTCCGAGGCCTACAGCCCCGACGCCGCTTTGTGTCGCGTGATCCCCTCGGGTTCCATGGGTGGACAGCTGGTCGGATATAACACCCCGCAGATCATCTCCGGCGAGCTGCTGGCCTACACGTTGCAGGCGTGGATCGATTTCAACACCGCGGCACACGCCGGATCCACTGGGATCGATGCGACGGTGTTCGACATTCTGCCGCTGGCTGGAGCCACCGGCGGCCTGCGGGTTCGACTCGTGGGCGTCGCCGGACCTGGTGCGCACGAGTGGCTCGTGGAACTGCGGCACAAGAACGGGACCACCACCCAGACAGCGACGTTCCCGGCGCCCGTGATCGACGCACCGCCCGGCTGGGGTATGTTGTCGATCCGGTACGATTCCAAGCTGGCGGCCGCCCTCCAGGCCGACGTCTGCTGGAACGACGCGACGATCGCCCCTGCGGGTGGCGCCCTTGTGTCGCCGTCGCCACCGACACTGGGGCAGCCTGTCCGGTACGGTTCTAAGAACCTCGTGGGCAGTCTGTCCGCTGTTCGACTCGTGGGGCGGCGCCTGGACGATTCCGAATTGGCCGCCAGCTGGGCCGAGTGCACGAGCGCGTCGGCCGCCGTTCCGCTGGCGTGGCGCATGCAGATTTTGATCGATGGTGTGGTGTTCGCCGAGCGGGTGATCCCCGAGGACGAGCAGCGCCGCTGGACCGACTGGGCGATCCCCGTCCGTCGGTACACCGGCACCCATGACGTGGCGTTCCGGCTGGCCCTCGGGCCGGCATAGAGGAGGATCCGATGGTAGCCCCCAAGACCCCGCTCATGGAGATGCCGATCCCGGCCGAAAACGAGGACCCGTTCTTCACGACCATGGGCCAGTTCTTCACCGCCCTGGACGCCTGGGTACAGGCGATTCGAGAAGATACCGGCGTGTTCGTGTTTCAATCCGGCGGCACCTGGACGGTGGGCCCCGGAGACTCGGTGAACTGGGACGCCTCGATCGAACTGGTGTCGTGCAGCGACGGCGGGAGCGTGCGAGCCGCCGCGGGGTCTATCACCTGCACCACCAACCAGCTGATCTACATGCTGCTCCCGAGCCGTCCGATTGTCGGAACGCTGACCGGGACGATCGAGGCCGGGGATAGACTGCCGGCACTGAGCGGTCTTGCGATCCCGATCGCGTATCGCCTGGGCACAGACGTGATCCCGATCGGGCGCGGCACCATGCCCAGCCCGGGACGACTCCCGAGGACGTGGAGGGCATGCGGCGGGACGGCCAATGACGCGACGGATCCGGCGGGGTCTGGGACCGCCGGGGCATGGACACCCAGAACGCTGGCAGGATACGACCACCTGGATCTCCCGATCACGATCGTGCAACACGGGATCCTCTCGGCGTCGGCGGCCTCGGACTACTTCCGAGTCGAGGGCGATCAGACCCGTTTCTATCCGGTGGGAAAGCGGTTCTCCTGTCTGTTGTCCGGCACGGCGAACGACACGACGGACAAGGAATTCGTTACCGCGAGTGCCGTGTACGATGCCGGCAACGACTGGACCACGATCACGATCAACACCTCGCCGTCGGCCTTTATCGCCGACGCGGTGACCGACATTCTGGCACCGGCTGGCAAGCTGCAACCGGGATGGTTCGGACTATCCACGGCCGGGCGCCTGCTCGCCGACGTCGTGGCCGCCTGGGTCACGATCTCGGTGCAGGGTTTCGAGTGCGATCGATTCCAGGCGCGGATCATCCGTGACGATCTGTCCTCGCCGACTCTCACGTTCGAGGCTGCCGGCGGCAGCATGTCGGGCGGCGGGACGTGGGAGGACGTGGAAACGGCCATGGGTGAGGCCGTGACCGGTGGCGGCGCGCAGAACGCCACGGGAACGGGGCAGATCTCGTTTACTCCCGGGACCGACGATTGGTTCCTGGTCATGCAATACATCGAAACGACGGGGGCCGGTGCGGCCTACCCGGCATGGGGCAGGCCCGCGCCGGCCATGTCCGGCATGGAGGACAACCGGCTCGTGGTGAGCATGATCGAGGTTTCCGAATAGCAGGAGGCGGATCGAATGGCTTGGACCCTGGAACAGCTGCTCGCCACGCTCGCCGTGGACGCGGCCACCGCCTCGGTGGTGTCCGGCCGGCTCGCCGTTGTCCAGCGCGATCCACAACCGGACGAAACGGGGATCGGTATCACGAGCCCGATCCGGTGTCTCGTGGTGGACCTGGACGCCGATCCGCTAGAGTGGCCAAGTTCTGGGGATCTCTCGTTCACCATGCTGGTGGACGGCGTGCTCGCCGCGACCTATGTCGGCGGTGTGATCACACCCGAGCCCGGGTGGGCGGCTACGGTAACACCGCCGGACACCTCGGCTCCGTTCGTCGCCTGGGCGATCGAGGTGACGCGGACCGCGCCGTGGACGTCCGAGCAACTCGTGGCCGTTGTCCTGAACGTGTCGATCCCGCTGGGCTGGGGTTCTGGTCCGTGGGGGCATTTCCCCTGGGGGCACAGCAGCAGCGTGGTGGGACCGGACCTGTTCTCCTGGTCGTTCACTGCTGCCGACGTCACACCGCCCCAAGTCGTGAGCGCCGCGGCCGTCGGTCCATGCACCGTGCGGATCACGTTCGACGACGCCATGACCGCGGCGGACGTGCTCACCCTGGCCAACTGGCCAGATGGGTGCATCGAATGCCAGAACGTGGATCCGAATCCTGGTGTGCACCTGGAGGTCGTGGCCGTGGCCGAGGTAGACGGCAGCGGGGCAACAGCGTGGGACCTGACCACCCAGTGGGAACAGACCCCCGGGTGCCAGTACGAGATCACGGCCGCGCTGTCCCTCACCGATGACGCTGGCAACGCGATCGATCCTGCGGCGCGCACCGCGACATGGGCTGGCTGGGTGCCCGTGGAAGTTCCCGGCCGAGTGTTCGATCTGATCCGCTGGCTGCCCCTGAAGAACCGCGAGGAGGACGCCACCCGCGATCTGGTGCGCCTAGTGAACTGCTGGCAGGAGCTGGCCGGACTACTGATCGGCAGCGTGGACGCCTTCCCCGAGACCCTGATCGACCCGGACCGCTGCCCGGATGAAGTGCTCGACGCCATGCTGTGGGATATGGGCAACCCGTTTGACTGGGACGAGCTGGAGCTGGACGGAGATCAGCGGCGCAAGCTGCTGCGGTTCCTCCTGCCGATCTACCAGTACAAGGGAACGGCTGCCGGCGTGGAGGACACGATCTGGTTTCTCCTGGGCGAGCGTGTGCAGATCGTGGACTACCTCGCCGAGGGGTGGGTCCTCGGCGTGGACTCCCTGGGCAGCGGTTCGATTGCCGAGGTGGTGTGCGACGCCGCCGAAACCTACGACATGAGCGGCTGCCCGTTGACACTGGAGGTGGAGATCGACGACGGATCCACCCAGGTGGCCACGTTCCAGCTGGCCGACTTCGCGGTCCCGGCCTCGGCGACGGCCGAGGAGCTGGCGGCCGCGGCCGGTCCACAACTCGTGGGCGGCGGCGCCTACTCCCCGGCGGCTGGCACGCCGGCGATCCTCACCAGCGGGAACGTGGAGCCGTTCGCCGTCGCCGCCGGCGACACCCTGGAGCTGCTCGTGCACGGCACGGCGCACGTGGTCACGTTCCACGCCGCTGACGTCGCCACGAGCGGCGCGGCGCTCGCCGCCGAGCTGGCCACGCGCCTGGAGCACGACCTCGGGCCGGACGTCCTGGGCGACGACAACGCGGGCGCCGTCGAATTGCGCACCGTGCTGTGGGGCCTGGGCGCCTCGCTGGAGGTCACCGGCGGGACCGTGGCCGCTGCCCTGGGGTTCCCGGCTGGAGCGGCTACAGGGACCGATGCGGCGCGACTCGCGCTGTATTCCGAGACCGCCGGGGCGGACGCCTCGATCGCCGTGGTGGGTGGCACCGCCCTGGCCGTGCTGCCGTTCACCACCAGCTCCGCGGGCTCCACGAGCACCGCCGTGCTGGCCCCGGATGATTCGTATACCTGTTACTGTTTCGACATCGAAACCCAGGGCACGCTCGCCGCGGACCTGGTGGCACTGATCCGGCGGATCGCCGTGTACCTGAAGCCGGCACACACCCACCTCCGCAACGTGCGCGCGGCCCTGCCGACGCCGTGGCCGGACGGATGGACGATCGGTGTGTCGCATCTGGACACGGAATCCACCCTGGGGCTATAATGATCAGAGGGCGATCAGGTCCCAAGGCGAGGACGGTGCAGGCGGACATGACAGGCGCGGCACAACACCACGAGATTGTCATGGTCGAACAGCAGCGTCCGATCCAGCGTCGGATTCGGATCGATCTTGTGGTGCACCACGAGGCCCGCCTTACGTCGTCCAGCGGCTCCACACTGCTCGCAGGCCTGGTGCGTGTACAGCCAGCCGCGGACGAATTTCGGCCACCCCTCGGACTGGCGCCACTGGATGATCGGATCTTGCCGTCGGGAACGCTGGGAATCCGGGCGACGGCGTGCAACTCCAGCGCACACCAGCGAGCAGTATTTGGGCACCGCCCGAGTTCCGGCTGCCATGTGGTGAGGCACCGTGAACGACTTGGAGCAGATGGCACACGTCAACTGCACGCGGCCCGCCTCGTCTGTAGGGAGGCGTTCGTGCACCAACTCGTTCGCCGCGTTGCGGCCGCGCTTCCAAGCACTGAAACAGGCGCGAGAACAGAACTGGTTTCCAGAACCTACCAGGCGGCTGGCCGGCTTGAAAAACTGGGTCCCACAATGTGTGCACGTCTGAACGTGCCGGACATGCTGGTTCATGGATCACCTCCTGGAAACAGCATACAGAAAAGACGAAGAGGCATCAAGAAATGAATCTTTTTGATTGGTTTTTCAAGCAGATCGTAACACAAGGCCAGATGGATTGGGCCTTTGATCAGGTCCAGGATTCGATCCTCGCCGCCACCGCTGATCCGGGCCTGGTCGGCATTCTGTCCGGCCTGGGTGTCACCGAGCACGCCCCGACCGCGGATATGACCGTGGACGTGGCCACCGGCGTGGCCTACGACGCCGAGGGGCAGCGGATCTACGTGCCGGACGCGATTACCGTGGTGGATTGCAGCGTGGACGAATACGGGGTCCCTACCGATCCCCCGACCGCCACGTTCCAGCGGTATCTGTCCGTGTTCGCCGCGTTCGATCGGGAGCTGACCGACAAGGCCTACGACGGCAACGGCGTGGAGGTCTGGACCCACCACCTGGAATCGTTCCGGGTGTTCGTCCGGCAGGGCGCCGAGGCCGGCGCCGGCACCGCCGTGCCGCCCCCGCTCCTCCCCGACGCCGAACTGCTGACCGACATCCTGATCACCAGCGGCCAGACCGCGATCCTGAACGCCCACCTCGACACCGACCGACGGCAGGACTGGCTGCGCGCGTGGGCGAACCCGGGCGCGGGCTACGTGGACGAGTGGCTCGTGTACGGGCAGCCGGCCGAGGCGATCGAGGCCGTGTGGCGCAAGTGGAACGAGCACGTCTCGGATCTCGGCTGGTTCCACGGTGGCGGTGTGATCGCCTACACGCCCGGCCAGACGTGGTTCGGGGCGGTCCCCTTGTCGGGACCCGCGGCGCCGGTCACGAGCGTGGCCGAGGCGCTGGACGCTATCCTGTACGATCTCGCCGACGCGGGGCCGCCCGCCGGCGACGCCCTGATCAGTGCCACCGACTTCACCGGCACCTACCTGGCCTGGGCGGCCGCGTCGATCGCCGGCGCGATCGCGATCACGGCCGGCGCGCTGGACGCCCATATCGGTGGCGCCGCCCCGCAGCACCCGGCGACCGCAATCACCACCGATGTGATCACGGGGACCCCTGAGGAGGAGACCCTGGCGTCCGAGGTGCAGACCGTTCTCCAGCACGTGTTCGACCACCTGAACGACCGCACCCAGCGCAGCACGGCCGAGGTGATTTCCGGGGCCTGGAGATTTTTCGAAGGTACCATCGGACCGTCGGTCACGGCTGGCCGAGACAATGCCAACCCGAGGTTCGCACGGAAGTTGTTCGCGCAGAGCATCCAGGGAGGATCACAATCACCGAGCACGACGAAAGCACGAATAGCAGCCGGTCTCTACTCCGGAGAATACCCGTGGGCGTCGCCACTGTCCGAGGCGAACACGATCGACAACAGCTCTACCGGCGATCAGCTGGCGGACATCTGCGTGTTGTTTGACGCCGCCGGCAGCCGTCGGATCTACGTGTTCGACGACGCCACGCACAAGGCGTACTGGTTCGACCCCGAGGACAAGACGATCTCCGGCGACTGGGATTTCACCGCCTTGTTCCCAGCGCCCGCCGGTCTGTGGGGAATCTCAAGCGTCTGCACTGACGGCACGAACCTGTTCATCAGCGTGTGGGACACCGGCGGCTTGAACGTGCACCACATCGCCGCGTGCGACAAGGACGGAGTCGCGCTGGCCGGTTGGGCTGGAGGTAGCACCGTGCTCCCCGGCAACGGACTGTCGCCGCTCGCACTCTCGCAGACGGCGAAGATCATCGTCGCGAAGATCAACCCGGCGACCGGGCTCGCCACGCGCATCTGCTGCGCGAACGACTGGCAGAACTGCGATTCCGGTCTCAGCGTCACCACGATCGACGCGGCCGACGGATCGATCATCGCCTCCGGCGACGGCAGCGGCGCGGGCTACCCCGTCCCGGCCGACTGGTATCCGAGCGGCGGCATGTGCTCGGATGGCGTGCACGTCTACGTCACGGCGTGCGACCCGAGCGGCGCCCCGCCGATCATGACTGGCGCCGGGTTCTACCACTGCAACATCGAGGACCCGGCGCTCTTCGTCGCGCTCGCCGGCGTGCCCGCGGACCTCTCGACGTCGAGGACGCAAGAGATCCTGTGGGATGGCGCCCTGCTGTGGGTGCCGACCTTCAGCGGTTTGATCGCCACGTACGAGATGGCTTCGGAGGCGGTCATGGTGCACAGCGCGGGCCTCGGCATCGGGCCGACCAGGCACGCCGTGCTCGACGGGCTGAACCTGTGGGCGCAGGTCATGGAAGCTGCCGACAACAACATCATGATCAAGATGATTCCGTGCGCTGAGTATCAGAGCACGACGATCATGGATCTGAGTCTCAGCGTGCGGTTCAGCGCAGGCATGACACTGGAGGACGAGGCCGCGGTTATGAGCGGCACGAGGATGGGGAGGATGTGCTTCGACGGCGACAGCGTGTGGGTAATCATCAGCGAAGTCGGCGGGACGGACGGCAGCGGCATTGTTCGACGTGTACCTAGGGCTGGCATTCGTTAGATAGCGGAATCATGATGTTGAAAAAGAACCTTGACACCTGTCAAATTCGGACGCATGTTGTGGCTGTACGCAAAAAAACAGACCGCGCAACGGTCCACGAAAAGGAGCCCAACATGAACGACACCCACCGGCAGAAGATGAGAATCGCCCTTTTTATCATGTCCGTGCTCATGTGCTCATGTTACCAGGCGACGCCATTCGACAACGAAAGCCAGCGGGAAGATTCCGGCACATACGATCAGATCGACACCGACACGGAAATCGGGCTCGATTGCGAACAGGCGTGCGATGTCGAGATGCAGTGCAACGATTTTTTCGACGAGCTTGGCGCTTACGTGGAGTGTCTGGAGTACTGCGACTACATCAATGAGCAGACCATCGAGGCCGGAGAACTGGACGACGCAGAGTGTGTCGATGCTTGCTATTCATCATTTGAATCTGGAGATATTGAGTGCACCGATCTGCCTGTGTGTATAACAGGTGATTGCAAGCCTTGGTGGGCCCAAGGGTGACGATTGCGGTGGAAAAGAAAGGCGACGCCATGACAGAAGCAACCGCCCTGGGATCCAGTTCGCCAACCTGCGCTGCGCACCAGCCGCTCGTTGACAAAATCGATCAGGGGTTTAAGCGCATGGACGGCGGGTTCGACACGCTGAACCGACGCATGGACGAGCTGTTCCGCAGCCTCGGTGCGCGGGAGGAGGCGGACAAGACACAGGGGCGCGAGATCGGCGACCTGAAGAAAAAGGCCGAGGCCGTGCCCAAGATGCTGGACCACATCACCACTGCGAAGATCGCCGCCCACAAGGAAGCCTGCGCGATCGGTGACATCACCCGCACCGAGGTGCGGCTGAAGCGGGAGCGCGACCGAGATCACCGACGGGAGAACGCCCGCGAGCTCGAGTCCGACGACGGTTTCGAAACGCCGGCGCGTGGCACTCGGCGCACGTCGTTCTTGCCCGGCGGCGCATCGTTCAAGATCCCCAGGGTCGTGATCTGGATCGGCGTGATCCTCGGCGTGGCGGTGGCCGCCGGCGGCTGGGCGCTGTCCATGCTGCTGAAGGTGGACCTGACCGACCTACAGGCCAAGGCCGGCGAGATGACCGGACAGGCCAGGGCGCCAGCGTCGGCACCTGCCGATCAGGAGCCACCTACCAGCGACCCCATGGCGCTGCCGGCGCGCCCGCAGTCCACCCCCGGCGACCTGTAGCGGTCCTACGCCGCGGCGCGCACCGTGGCGCTGGTGTGCTCGCCACGGGCCTGCTGCTCCAGGACCTCAGCGAGGTCGAACGCCCGGCCGTACTTGGACAGCCACAGCGACACGAGGAGGCGGCAGCGGCAGGAGACTGCCGGATCGGCCCAGACCGGCGAGCCGTCGATCTCGGCGAGCGCCGCCTGGTGGTGGCGCAGCTGCCCCAGGGCGACGGCCGCGGCGACCTTGGCCGCCTGCATCGCGCGGTAGGAATCCGAGGACGCGAGGAACGCGGCGCGCTCCATGTTCAGGGCGTACTGGGTGCGGGTGCTGTTCTCGGTGTTCATGGTGTTGCCTCCTGAGAGACAGCATAAGGCCGCACCGGCGACACCTGAAAAAAGAAGTTGACACCAGCAAGGCGCGGCCGCATACTGTCCTTGTGAGATGAAAACAGGCCGCGAGGCGGCCCACGAAAAGGAAAGCGGAACATGAAGAACACGAACCCGAAAACACGCGAGCAGATGACGGCCCCGTTGACCTGGCACGAGCAGCAGCTCGCGACCGTGTGGCGCTACGGTGTGCGCGCCGACGGGTCGATCGGGTTCGAGTTGGTGAAGGCGCCCGAGCGCCACCAGGTCTATCGGTCGGACGGTTCCGCGGTCCTGGTTTCGATCCCCGAGTAGGTAACAACCGGGGCGCCGCGAGCGCCCCATGAAAAGGAGCCCAACATGAACGACACCCAACGCCAGACCATGGACGCCCTGAAGAAAGCGAACGCCCAGCAGCAGGAGGAC